GTTTGGTGAACCAGAAGAACCTGTGGCTGCGGCTGTGACAGAAATAAATCCATCAAGAGCTTGGTCTATGAGATCCATATTGGTATTTGTCATAGTTCCCCAAGTGCCTGATCTATCACCCGTGGCTGGTTTTTCTATACCAGTATTAGTTGTGTATGTACTTGTCATTGTCTTATCCTTATGCTGCTATTTCTGTCCACTCTGGTGTTTGGCTTGTTGATTCTGCAACCCAGTTTTGATCTGGTTGAGAAGGCGATATGTTTGCCCACACATTAACATTTCCAACACTACCCGTGGCACTTACACCTGTTACGATTACGTCTACACCGATACCAGCAACAACACTGTTTACATTTGCTGTCCCGTTAACGCCACTCACTGTTACACTTGCAGCACCACTAACAGATGCTACGCTAGTAATAGCTCCTGTAGCATTAACACCAGAGACAACAACAGGGATTGGCTCTCCCCACGTTCCGTCACCCCAAGTGCCTCTGCCCCAGCCAGTGACATTTGCCATCAGACTATCCTAATAACTGCCGTACTTGCGTCATTAGTAGGAAACGTAATTGTAAAATTACCAGCCGTAGCTGTCTTGTCTCCACCAAAATCTAATGCACAAACAGCTTTGTCAGACTGGGATGAGTTATGTATCAAGGCTCCTCTCGCAGTCAGTGTGACATTAGTAAACGTAAGTGTACTAAAACTTGTAAACGCTACAGTACCACTACCATTTGAAGGAGTAACATTTGTTAATGCCCCTCCTTTAGCTGTGTAATTTGTAGATGATACTTCATTTGAACTCGTATACGCAGTTGTAGCAGCATTGATTGTTGCACTACTTGTGTACAAAGCTAATTTAAAAGTATTACCAGAACTGTTTGTAAAGTTATGCGTTCCTGTTAAAAGCTCAGTTTTAAAACTACTGCACATCGCCTGTGTAATAGCCATTATAATTCTCCTATATGTTTGGCTATCTCAGAGTAGCCCAATTTTTCTAAATGAACCTTTACTGTTAAACGATCATTTTTAACAGCTTCATTGATATGAGCGTGGACAACACCTTGAACTACATTTTTAAAAGCTCTAGCTTGCTCACGTATTGCAGGAGGTGCAGAGTCAGCTACATGAATAAGCTTATCTACACACATCTCAGTTATTTGTTCTGATGTATGCCCTCCGTTATCTGAAGTAACAACACCAACATTTCCAATAGATCCTGTGGATAAATTAAACATTAGCTTTCCTGTATTCTTAATTTACCATTACGATACTGATCTTTTGTTAATCTACCTTCGCCTAAATTCTTCAATCGCATTACTGCTTGGTTAAATCTTTCTTTATACTCAGCAAGTATGTCAGGCTCGCCCTTCATAAAAGTATACGCTTCTACAAGAGATCCGTAAAGTAATGCATCTGTAGCGTTTGTGCCTAACCAGGTTGTTGCCCCTGTCGTTATACTTGTTGGCTTCTGTAAGTAATGTATTTCCGCATCATAATTAACATCCGGGGTAGGTCCTAATATAAAATGCGTGGCATCAAACACTGCATAATACTCAGGTCTGCCTCGTGTTGTTGTGGTAGGAAAAGATTCATGTATAAAATTAACATCTTTCGGTATCAAATAATGAACCACATTAGAAGATGTTACAGATAAACTAAAAGGAGCTAAAAAATACTCAGGTAAAGCAAGGTATTTGTTATCCGCGCTTACTCTTCCTGTATCGTTCTGTCTAAAATCAGGAAGATCAACAAGATCCATAATACGATCTTCTGCCTCTGTAATAAAGGTAGGAAGATTTGTGACAAACGTGCTTTCTGTATTATCTGTGTAATCTTGTATAGCTGTTTTTAATGTTGTTAATGTCCAAGCCATATTAATTACCCACTTAATTCAATAGATATTGTTACTGTTCCTACTTCCCCTGTCATTCCCATAGCCCCATTGCCTACAGGAGGTTCTCCACCATCACCGACAGGCTCCCAACCAAAGAAATCTCTGCTTGCTTGTATTCCTTGATCAGGTCTAGGATCATACAAAGCTTCTGGATCAAAAACTCTAACTTTTCCCAAACTGTTTTGAGGTTGATCTGGGTCATAAACATCCCTACCAACTCTCATACCAGTTCTCACACCATTACTTACCTCATAAATAAGCTCATTAAGAGGATACCTAAACCCGGTTTTATCACAAAAACCAAAAGCTCTTGATCCTTTTGTATAAGGTCTACTCATGACGTAAAGTAATCCGCTAATGGAACAAAAGCTAAAGGAGCTTTTTCCCTATCTTCAGACGCTGCTAACTCAAACTGCTCTTCATAAACAGCCTTTAAAACAGGTATCCTTTGCTCTGCTTCTGGTTTTTTCATAGCTATATAATAAGCTAAACCTGCAACCATAGCAGGTAAAAATCTTGCTGGAATATCAGCAGTGTTGTCTCCTTGAGAACCTGTATCTTGAACTCTCCTTAATCTCCAATACCTGATAAAGTCTCCGTTGTATGTTGCGCTTGGCACAGGCCATAAATACACAACAGGAGCATCTCTTTGTCTGTCTATATAAATCTGTGTTGGCCTTGCTTGACTTAACTTAGATGGTATTTGAGAATAAGTTGTAGAAGAAATTCTTGCCAAATTAAAATCTGATTGATTGGATGTTCCTGAATTAGATCTTAAAACATGATCAATTAAATCAATTGTATCGGCTGGCAACGTGTACGCGAATGTTCCTTGTACAAGAGTTACAGAACCTTCTTCAACAGTCCAGAGATTAATACCTCTGTTTGCCCACTCAAGACACATAAGGTTAAGGCTACGCCTAGCTGTTTTAAGGTCATAGCCAGACCTCATCTCTAAGCCAGCCCGTTCAAAAGACTCCTCACAAATTTCATTAATATCAAGATTAAATGTTGCCGTATTACTTGTTGTCATTTAACAACCTTTATTAACTTATTTCGCGTTGGCCTCTTTGTCTTCTTTGACCCATTGATATAGGAGCAGCAGTTTGATTGCTATCTGACATAGCCTTTACCATTGATGCTCTTATTCTTGGATCTTGACTCATTTGTTTAAGATCTTCAACAAGGCCACCACCTTGCATCTTCATAGGGCAACCAACTTTTCCACCCTTCTTCATTTTTCCAACACCATCGTTGGCGTAAAAAGGAACGCTTTTTCCGTTCCTATCTACCATTTTTAACTTACCACCATCTTTCATTTTCTTTACTTTACCGCCATACATCATCTTCTTAGGTGGTCCACCAACCTTGCTTCCGTAAGTTCCTTTACCCATCGGCATTTACTTTCTCCTATTTTCAAATAATCTGTCGAGTTTTTTATCCATCTTGTCTAATTGTGCGAGTACCCTTGAAACATCAGTATCAAGATCTCGTTTAGTAGCGAAATCACGGACAGTTTCTTCTCTTGTTTTGTTAAGAAGAACGTCTATCCGTTTGATTTCTGTAGCCATTGCTCTACCCCAGTATACAACAGGTCCGACCAAAATGGTTAATATAACATTCCAAAGTATAACCGGGTCTGTATCCACAAAAATTATCCTTCATAAAATACAGTTAAGCTTACTAAGTTTGTTTGCGTATACACAACATATGCTCCAGCAGATCCCACAATACCACCATCAGGTATATCTGGATAAACTGTATCGTCTACATTGTTAGCATCAAACTTATAGATTATTGATCCCGTTGCACCCGTAGTTCTTACTTCAACAGCACCACCTGTGGTGTTACCTACAAATTGTAACCCACGAAGCCTCACACGATTGACTGTAACTTGTGCCGCCACAGCCGTACCTGTTCCTGCTTCTACATTACCTGTAGTTGCACCAGAACACGCTATCTGTGTTATTGTTGTAAAGTAGCTAGTGCCTGTAGCAACACCAGCGTTAGCACCCGTTATCGCCTCTGTTTGGGCGTTACCTGCTTCATCAGTTCCCGTAACTGTAAACGTGTCACCACGATCATCACCTGCACTCGTAATAATAACATTACGTGCATCAGTTAAAGTAACAGACCCACCATCAGCTAAAGCTCCACCAATAGTTAAGTTTCCTGCTTCAGATAACGTAGCCGCAACAGATATCCCATTATCATCGGATGCTACTGGGGCTATGTATCGGGCTTGTACATCATTTCCTGACATATCTCACTCCTTTGTAAGTTGCTAAAATAATTATCCTACTGTAGCAACAGGAGTAGAAGCAGAAGATACTGTCCAAATTTGTTTAGTACCATTGTCCGTGACGCATTCTATTCTGCAACGTCCACCAATTCCAGTGTTAGCAACAAAAGTAAAAGTATCACCTGAATTTGTAATAACAGGATTAGCTGCTGTGCCAGCCGCCAACTGTGTCTGCCCTAAAAATGTACTACCCGTTGCTGTCGGAATAACAATAGTAGTTGTTTTACCAGAAGCAACTGCTGTGGTAACAACAAAGTCAAAATACGCACCTGTGTTAGCACTTGAAGCCGCAGGTATATTAATAACATTGTTTTGTGTTCCGTGGATGTTAACAATACTGCCTGATTGGGCAATTGTTAAAGCATCAGTGACAGCACCAGAAGCTTCCCAAGTTGTAATTACAGGTCTGCGAGCAGTAAGCGTTGAAGATGTTGCTATAGATGCAGTAGATGAAATAGCACCAGTAGATGAAATAGTAATATTGTCAGTAAAAGCACCAGTAGAGGCACTCTTAGTAACACCAATGAAACCATTTTCTGAACGGACTGGTCCGTTAAAAGTTGTATTAGCCATATGAATCTCCTGTCTCGGCTAGTGTCAGTCACCCAATGCGACTGTCAGGATATTAGTTTTTATATAATATATTAAAAAAGGGGGGCTGTGAAGCCCCCCCTTAAAAAGACCTGATCAAGAAGAACCAGGTGAGCCATAAATGCCCAGAGGATCAGATACGCCAAAGCTATATCTTTCTCTTGCTTTATAACGAACATTACCCGTATCAAAATCTCCATCCATCATTGTGGTTAGAGGAGTACGAGAAAAGTATTTCATTCCATTAGGAACATCAGTTGTTAGGAACCAAGCATTTGAATCAGTCAAATAATGGTTTACTGAGTATCCACCAGGAATTGTTCCGTTATTGTTAATAGCATTAATGTCGTTGTCAGCAGTAGCAGTACGACCAGTCGTATCTAATATGCGTGTTGCAACAAACATTAAATCAGCAGGAACAATCAGCTTCTGTGGGCGAGCAGCGATCAAAAGACCTCTCTCGTCTACATATGCTGCGATTGAAATAACAGCCGCTTCAAGACTTGTTTCATTCAAATCAGCACCAGCACCAGGTCTGTTGGCATTTACGCCACCTGCTACTGTTGGGTGAGATGCATTAAACAATGTTACACCATCGCCACTTTGGTAAGTGTCGAATCCTGTGTTAAGCAAAGCTGCTGCTTTAGTCTGCTTTGTATAAGCCATAGCTCTTGCAAGGGCTTTTGTATAACGGGCAGAAAGAGAATCATAAAGATTATCTTCCATTGCTTCTTCCGTAATAGAGAAACCTGTTGCAATAGTTTCGTGATTATACCTAGCTGTAAAACTTTCTTGTGCTGTATCATAAGCAATACTTGCACCCTCTTGTTTTACTGGAGCCGCACCAAAGCCTGAGAGTTTTACTTCTTCCTCGAATGAACGATCAGAAGATTCTGTCTCATATATTTCTGCATGTTCGTCTTCGTACTTTTCGTACTCCAAACCAAACAATGCATTAAGACCTGGTAACAGTTCCTTGAGGAGTTGTGAGCGTGAAATAGCCATAGGTCAATTCCTCCTTACGCTGCACTTGGTGCTGCGGCAGTAGAGCCACTAGCAATAAGTGAAAGTTGATGACCAGCGTTAAAGCGACAAACCATAATTGGGAAAGCCGTTCCATACTCATCTCCGTTATAACCACCAAGCCAATCAACAATACGCAAAGGAAGCGTATTAGTTGTTGCGGCTGTGCTTATGTCTAAAGAAACACGAGAAATGCTGAGATCAGCATTTGAAGCTCCTTGAACAAGAGCAGCATTCGCTGCGAGGTCATCATTGTTTACAGTAGCATCTGCTTGAATAGCAAACAAAGCTGCTGGATCATCGACCACAAAAGCCATACCTTCAGTGTTAGCAGCACCTGACCACTGTTGACTGAAAGTTAATTGTTTTGAATTGAGATCAATGAATTGACATCCAAGAAAAATACCGATTGGCGTAGCTGTTGTTGTGCCAGTATCTTTTTGAATGGTTGTTGTTGCACCTGCATCAGTGAGTTTTACAACATCACCATAGCAGATACGAGTAGACTCTGAAGAAAGGATTGGATAAGCACGAGTTTCCACAGTGCCTCCACCAAGTCTTCCTATAGGTCTAAGCCCAAAAGGGGCAGCAGTTGCAGTCATAGCAACCTCCTATGTATCGAGTTAAAATAAAAATCCTAAAAGACTATCCTTTAGGACCACCTTTTCCAAAGGAAACACGACTGTCACTTTCTGTAAATAGTGGCATTCTTGAATCACTTTGCTTCATAAAGTTTTTATCGACACCTTCCATTTGGGTAGCTGCTTTTTCTCTGTGATATTCATCTCTTTGGTCCATACGCTCTTTCGCTGTGCGACAGAGAAGTAATCCACCAACTTCGATGTTACCAGAAAATTGTGAGTTTATATCACTTTGCAGTTTCAATTCAGGATGATCCTCTGCCTTAACAGGTTCCCACCCTTCACGAAATCTCATAGATGCATTTCTATTATCGGCATTGCCCATAATAGATGTTCTCACCCACCTGTAAACATATCCCGGTACGGGAGTTGGATCAGGTAGGATAGATGGAGGTGTCCAGGATTTGCTTCGCTCTTCCGTTTCACGGGTAAAAGCGGTTCTGTCATTACGCTCTTTGGGCATTTGCTTGTTCCTTTATCATTTGGTTAGCATATTGTTCATTGGTTATGCCCAAGCGTTTAGCAAGCTGGACTTGTGTTTTAGTAAGCTTGATGTTGCGTGGAGCCTTAGAGTTTCCTCTTTTTGTTGAAGCAACCACGGATGCAGCTTTCTTAGCTGTTTTTACAGGTTCTTCCTGTAAGCTCTCGTCAGTTTCAAAAAAATCAGGAAACACTTCTCGAAGTCTTCCATCAATACGTTCATAGTATTCATCAGAGCGAGGGTCTATATTCTCGGAACGAATTAATTTTTCATGAAGGCCATAAGCAAATGCAGTCATTTCCTCATCTCCTTCTCTTTGAAACCATTTATTATTTTCTAACCATTTAGCAGCTTTCGGATCAACTTGAGGTTGTTGCGAAGCAGTGTTTTGTTGAACAGGTTGCTGAACAGCTTGTTCAACAGGTTGTTGTTTTTGAAAAGAAAGCTCATTTAACTTTCTTTCTTCGTATGTTGAGGCAGCAAGTTTCTTTTGTGCCTCTAGCATTTTTGCGGAATCACCTTGATCGTAGGCATCCTGGTATTCTTTTTCTATAGCAATTAAATCACTCGCTACTTTCTTTTTGCTAACATCTTGAAGAACATTGTTCCCGTCTTGTAAAAGTTTTTTTAATCTTTCGTTTTCTTGCTTTTGACTGTTAGCAAATTGTATAGCTTCTTCTTTCATTCTTTCCGCAGACTCTTTAGCTCTGCGTTGATCATGATAATCAAACTTTAATTTTTTTATACGGCTTTGTACTTTTTTGCCATAGTTCCCTAAATCATCTTCATCGTTAGAATCTTCAACGAAAGGAGCATCTTCTTCTGGAGTGTCATCAACAATTTCTAATTCTATTTCTTCTTCTTTTTCTTTATCTATCATACCCTTGAATACCCCCGTGGATCATCGACAACAGCTTCAACATTATCATCATTGATAAGGCGGAACTCTTCTCCTTCAATTTTAAATCTTGTTCCTTGAAATGCTCTAATTAAAATAAAATCTCCCTCTTTACAGTAAGGTCCATTAGGAAATTTTTCTTTATCTTTATAGCAATCAGGTCCAAGACTTATAACAAAACCCACAACTGTAGACATTGATTCAGTTTCAAGAATGTTATCAGGCTTAATAATGCCGCCATCAGTTTTTTCTTCTATATGGGGAAGCCCAACAAGGATTTTGTATCCAGATGGCACAGGGCGTTTGCGAGGGGTAGATGGTTGTTCTTTTTCTAATTTATGTACTGTCATAAATACTCTCGTAGCGCAGGGGAACTCCCCAGTGTGCGTAGATTTAGGCTCTACGTTTACCTTTACATCTTGTGAATTTTATCAGCAAGATCTAATACTTCACGTTCCATAATTGCTAAACCTTCTATCCTACCTACAAGTCTTTGATAATCCTCAAAGTTTTTTGCTCCACCAGTAGAAAGATGGTCTGCACCTTCATTCATATACTCTCTAATTTTTCCTACTAAAACATCAAAAACACTTTTATTCTCCATTTATTCCCCTCTAAGATTGTTTAGTCAAGTTATTGTTATCTTTTTTTAAAGATTCTTGTATTCCTTTTGCGACCTCAATACCTATCTTTGTACCCTCGATAGCTTCTTTCTTTGTTAAAGCACTTTCTTTTAAGGCTTGATCTATATTCTTTTCTGCTATGCTTGCGCCTATTTTTGTTCCTTCTATTTCTTGCATAACTTTAAGTTTTTCTTGATCCATGCTTTGTTTCATTAAGGCTTTTTCCATATCAGCCATAATTTTGTTTTTAGATTCTTGATCTTTTCTAGCAATATCAGCTTGTTGCAATTGAAGCTCTTGCATTCTTAATTGCATTTCTGGATCTTGAGCTTTTTGAATATTCTGTTGTGCTTGTGCTTCCGCAACATCTTTCTGTAAGAGTTTAACAGCAGCTTCAGAAACAAGTGTAGAAAGTTTCTTTTCAATATCTTTTGGAATCTCTTCACCATAAGGTGGAAGTTCAGCACCAAGTTGTTTTTCAATCTCATCTCTATAAGCAAAAGCAAGATGCTCTCGTATATGGGCTTCTGTTGCCATCTGAATAGCTTTTGCAGAAGGAGATTGCCCAATAATCTGTAAGATCTTTGGATCTTGCATAGCTGTCATATGCACTGTGATATGTGCCTGATGATCTTGGTATTCAAAGGCTTTTACAGGTTTCATGTTAATGAGATGCATGTTTTCAGTAGACGGATCGTCAGGTTTGATGTCATTTGTTGTAGGAATAATCTTATCAACGTCTTTAATTCCCAGAGTTTCAAGCATTTGCCTATGTAAAACAGGCAGGTCATACATCTGGGGGGCTTGAGCAGCAAGCTGTAGGGCTGATTGGTACTGTGTAATTCTTTGAGACATTGTTGAAGCGTTGGGATCGCTAACAGGAATGATATCTACCCTGTTGTCAAAGTCTTCTTTTCTACTTGCTTGCTCTCCAAACTCATAATCATATTCATCAGGCATATAATCTTTAATAATTCTACCAAGAATACGAAACTCTGTCCTTAACCCGGCATGAAGTCTTGCTTGAGCAGCAGAAACCACCTTCATGGAGCGTTCCATGATAGCCAGAGTTGTGCCAACAGGAGCATCTGTTTTCATATCAGCGACTTGCATATCAGGAATCGCTGCGTACTTCCTTGCTTCTTCAACAATAGTTTGCATTAAAGCGAACAATGTTTGAGAAGGTTCTTTGTAAGGAAGGAAGGTTATATTGTCTCGAATAGCTCCACCTGGCACATCAACATCTCTAAACTCCCCAGGTGATATCGGACTATCATCTCCCTTTATACGCAGACCACGCGATTTTAGACCAGCAGGGAGATTGGCGAGCGTTCCAGCGTCTACTAATTGTCTAAGAATGGATGTGGCTGATTTCGCCATACCGCCAATCATATGAACCAGACCTAATCCGTAAAAACCTAGACCTGGCATAAACTTATAATGCACAAAATGTTCAACACGCATTTTTTTAGGGTCATCTTCTACCCAATTCCTGCGAATAGAAAGCACAACACCTGATGATTTGTCTATAGTGATAACATAAGGCAGAGCAATACCAGTAGGTTCTCCGTCTTTTGTGTCCTCATCTCCAGAAATTTCCATATTTACATGCATTTCAAGTAAAGTATGGCGATCATCGTAATCTACTGTAGGGTCTTCCCCTTGAATATCATCGTATGCTTTTTGTATTTGACTGTAATCTGGCTCTGGATTGGCTAATTCTATGTTTCTGTAGAATCCCATGACCTGTAGTTTGCGTACTTCATTATATGTTTTCTTCATAATGTGCGTAAATCGCCCACATGTGCGTAGATCTGACGCTCCATAAGACACTATAAGGTCTTCGGCAGGAACAAACACTGAATCTGGGCGATCCATATCGGGATCATAGTATACTTTTTTGAAAGCACTTCCTGCCAAGGGGAGGTTGAACAACATCTGCTCATGCTCGGCACGATAGTTTGTCATGACTTCCGTAATCTGGTAGTTCATTTCTTGTTCTACACGATGAGCTTGTCTTTCAACTTCAGAATTAATAGGACCTAGTATCTGTGTTCTTACGGGACCAGCCGCAGGGAAGGTTTCCATAATAGAATGTGCCTGAAATCGAATTACAGACTCGGTTAATACTGGGTGAAAGACTCCACATGCACCATTCCAAGGCTGTGAACGCTCTTCAATTTCAAGTCCAAGGAGTTTTAATCCCTTTGTGTAAGTAAGCTCCCATTCTTTACGGGAGCCTTTGTCAGACATGTATTGTGCCATAAGCTCTGAGGATATTTCTTGTAATTCAGAATCATCCATTTGATCTGCAAGATTGGCTCCATGAGAAAAATCACCTTCTTGTTCTTCTTCTCCCCCTGTAAAATCTATCATAACACCACCATCTTCTGT